AATCTCCGCGATGGTCTTGCCGGTCATCCGTGCAAGCGCCTCATAATCTTTGCGGTTGCGCTCGCATATTCTATTAGTTTCCTCTATTACGGCGTACATTATTTTCTCCTTGTGCTATATTGCCTCAGCGCCGGGGCCGGGCGGGATGCGCGGGGTCTGTCGCCATAATCTATATAGTAGGCCCCGCCTGTCTCAATACAAGTTGCCCTGTCTGCCACATGTCCATCTGAAGATACGAATGGCTCTGTGCTGACAGCGGCGGTTGTGCAACTTTTCAAACCGCAGCCCCGTTGTAGGCGCAAATGGCAATGGGGGCACTCAATAACATGATAGTGGTAAGACATTTATCTCTCCTTTGTCTGCTAAACCGGCCACCGTCTCTCGGTCGCCGTCACGTCGGCGCAACCATCCTTGGCTCGTTAAGCCGACGTGACGAGGGCCGAGGCCCTGCGTCGTTTTGCTAGCTTATCTCTATAGGGGTGGCTACAGCGGGTTTAGCCCTGCCAGCCGATAGAAACCAGTTATACCCTGATTGCGCGCCTTCGCGAAAGGCACGCGCTCGTATTCACGCTGAATTTCATAATCGAGATATGCCTAGTCTTCGGCAATGCCTTCACTGAGTTCGCTTGCCTCTTCTACGAGGTCAGCTATAGCGGTATAGTCAGCGTGTTCATAGCAGCCGTGCGCAGCCTCGAGTTCATTGATCTCACGATTGAGTTGCGCAAGCCTAGCTTGCTCAGACTTGATCCGGTCGATCGTGTCTCGATAAGCTTCTACGAGTTCCTTGTACTTTGTCATTTCCCTTACTCCTTTTCTGTGTGATTGCCGCCGCCCTGCGACCCCGGCGGCGGTTGCTGTTACCCGGCCAGCGCGATGATTGCGCAGGCCAACGTCAAGGCGACTCGGCGCGCTGCCTCGTCTTCGAGGCAGATTGGGACGACCACTTCTTCTACGATGTGGGCGGCTTTTTGTTCATTCTGCCTATAGTACTCAATGGTCTCGTCCATTGCGAAAAACTCCTCAATCATTTGCTTCTCCTCCTCTGTTCCTGCGCCAGCATGTGCCAGTTGCTGGCCGGTACGCACGCCTGACGGCGTGCGTACTCGTAGACCGTCTTATATAGTTGCGTGCCCCCAGCGGTCACGCGATCCCGCACGCTATATCGCCTATCCCGCGATACAGTTTCGATCAGAGCGCTGCCGTCCTCGAACTCCTCGAGCACTCTCTCGGCCCTGAACTCAAACGGGGCGGGAGACGGTCCCATGCTGCGCGGGAACAGCTTGCTCAACCACTCGTCTCCGAACCAGCCAGAGACGACTACTTTTCGATCTTCCCATCTTATTGGCTCTAGCATCACCAGCCTCCTTTTTTTAATTAGTTTACCCTCGGTCCCTCTTGGCCGCCGCCGATGGAATCGAACCATTGCATGGCGTTGACCACAACCGGACTCGAACCGTTACGAAGCGGGCCTCAGCCCTAGACCATAGCCCCCTGCACCCACTGCGAGAGGGAGTTGAACCCTCCGGACCCCGTAGCCTCATCATTTTGTTGTGATCAACGCCATACAATTGAACTGCGCGTTTTTGCCAGACGCGCTAACTGGTGGGTATTATCCGATGCTCACATGGAACATCTTGTCACTGTGCCCCGTCTCTGCCGCCGCCTTATTCCAGGCGGTGCGGAGCCCCTTGTCTTCTTTTGCCTCTGCCTTGAGGCGGCGCCCCTGCCTCTCAAGTGCTCCCCGCTCGTTGCGGGACATTTTCTTTTGCTCATCGAGCATCTGGAAATACTGTCCCGATGTGGCGTTCACGATGCTCCTCATTCTCTTTTTGCTGCTCATTGTCATATTTAGAATACTCATCATATTCTCCTTTCAGGGTTTCGTTCTCTCAGAACTCATCGGGCGGGCTGCTCATCCCGCGACCCTGCCCGTCCGCCTCCTCCAGCGTCTGGGCTATCTTCCGACCCTCTGAGCCTTTAACCTCGGTTAGTCTCTTCCGACCCGCTTCCGGTATTATTCGCTGTGTGCTGTTCTTCGTCTACCACTGCGCTTTCGGCTAGTTCCCTAGTCTCTGGCTTTTGGATTTTCATTCCTGTTAACGTTCCCTCTCAATCTACCTATATTATAGCATATTCTATCTAGGTTGTCAATAGCTTAAGTTAGAATCTGGTTTTGTTTTGGTTAACGTTTTGAGGATGTTTTCTTAAGATCTCCATTGCCAGTCGGCTCAGGCAAGAGGGAAGGAGTGAAGCAGAGTCCACCCTATGGCTAGTAGTTTCATCGCTTCGCTCTGTGCCGACCCCATCTACGTTCGCGGATTTTCATCTCCCGTTTTCGCCTATGTCTCTCAACTTTGAGTTCCCTTTCGCTCATCTCTGGCTTGGGCTTCTGCGGGGCCTCGTAGCGTTGTCGCAAGTCGCGGTCTGGATTCTTGCGCATCTGATCGGCCACCCAGTGGCAGGGCTTGCATAGGACAATGAGATCGCTAGAATACTCACAGCCGAGCCTCTCATAGGTTAAGTGATGAACGGATAGCCTGCCAGTTTCGCCGCAATATTCACAGCGATGATTGGCGGCCTCTAGTTTCACTAGCCTGCGTCGTCGCCAAGTCTCAGAGTGAAGATATTCACGGTATTGCTTGGAGTACATTGTTCTATTCCTCGAATACAAAACGCCCTTTTCGGTGTCGCCGGTTGCTGGCAGATCCCCTCAGCCTATGGGACTACAACCAGCAACACCGAAAAGGGCATGTTGCCACTAGCTAAGCTGGCCTGCCAGAGCCATTTTTAAGTACTTCTATTATATCATGAGGCGCCGTAACTGTCAAGCATTCCTCGACGGCTTATACTTGACACCAGCCCGTTTTTTTGGTATACTGGTGTCATATAAAGTGCACGGCCGCCGGCGATGGCAAGGCGTGAACCGGCGTAAACTTAAGATTAGGAGGCTACGATGGACTTCAGTGACGCAATCGTGAACGGCATCCCGCTGATACTCGTCATCGCCGGCCTGGTGCAGTTCGCCAAGAAATTCAAATTGAAAGGCGAGGCTTGTACGGCGCTGAGCATGGGACTCGGCGTCGTTTTCGGTATCGCCTACCAGGTGCAGGGCGGGCTGCCTGCTGACTTCGCCGGCTGGTTCGGTGCGGTCATCTACGGCTTGGCGCTGGGTATCACTACGTCAGGCTTGTATGACGTAGTCAAGAAATAGGCGCGGGTCCTCCTTCCCGCGCACTTCGGCAGCCGGTTCAGCAGCGGCTGCGAGCGGCGGCCGGGGGCGCAAAGCGTAAAGGAGAGGAAACCGGCTTACATGCGCCCCCGGTCAGGGGTGACCTGAGATGTATGAGATAGGTTGTGCAATCATCTTCGGCTTCGACTTGCTCGATAAGCTGATTTGGCTCGTCACCGGCTTGCTCAATGAGCCGATCCGGGAGGTTTTGCCACGCTATCGCGCTAGGCGCTTTTTCCGAGCATGGGACGAGATGATTGTTTTTGCTCGTAGTACCGGGTGGGATCGCCAAGTAGTAGATTGGTTGCTGGATGATTTGATGAGTGAATATGGCTATGCAGCGCAGCGGCGCCCGGCCGGGGTAGGCTATGGCACTCACTAGAAAACGACGTGTTTTCATAGAAGAGTATCTTCGCTGTTGGAATGGAGCAGAGGCGGCGCGGCGTGCTGGGTACAAGTTTCCTGCGCGACAAGCGTCGTTTTTATTGAGTATTGTTGAGATTCAAGAGCACATTGAGCGGCGCATAGAGGAATTGGCTATGCGAGCCGATGAAGTCCTCTTGCGTCTTACTGAGCAAGCGCGCGGCCTCTCCAAGGATTACTTCAGGCCCAACGGTGAACTGGATGCGGCTGCTATTGTGACCAACAACAAGACGCATCTCATCAAGAAAACCAAGCAGACACAACACGGCTTAGAGGTAGAGCTTTATGATGGCCAGCGCGCACTTGTTGACATAGGTCGCGCCCTCGGCATATTCAAAGATCGGTTAATTGTGGAAGATTGGCGCAGAGAGGCGGAGGCACAGGGCCTTGATTCAGCCGAGATGTTTAAGCGCCTTGTCCGCGAAGCAATTTCCGTTATCACCGCAGGGAACGAGGCAGATGATAGCGGAGGTGTGGATAGAGGCGAGTCGGCAGGTAGCAGAGCAAAAGAAACGGATTGACTGGCCCGCCTGCCACGTCGTAGGGCCAGATGAAGTAACACCCGTACCTTTTCATCTGGGACAGACCTGGGCCTGGGAGAGCGAGCGCCGCTACACGGCGATGCTCGCAGGCACGCAAGGCGGCAAGACCGGCTATGGCCCGTGGTGGCTAGTCCGGGAGATTGAGCGGCTGGGCGTCGGCGATTACCTGGCGGTGACCGCCGTCTACGACCTTTTCAAACTGAAGATGCTGCCGGCGATGCTCAAGGTGTTCGTGGACATCCTGCGCATCGGGCGCTACTGGTCGGGTGACCGCATCATCGAGTTGCGTGACCCCGAGACCGGCGAGTTCCAGGCCAAGCGCAGCATCGACCCGATGTGGGGCCGCATCATCCTACGCAGCGCCGACGCTGAGGGCGGCCTGGAGTCGGCCACGGCAAAGGCGGCCTGGCTCGACGAGGCCGGGCAGGATCGGTTCTCGCTGGCGGCCTGGCGCGGCATCCAGCGGCGCATCGCCCTGCACCAGGGCCGCGTGCTGGTCACGACGACGCTTTACAACCTGGGATGGGTCAAGTCGGAGTTCATCGACCCGGCCGTGAACGACGGCGATGTGACGCTGGAGGTGCTGGACACCGGCGCGGAGGTCGAGCGCACCGACAACGCTGAGGCTGACATCTGCCTCGTCCAATTCGACAGCATCGCCAACCCGGCCTATCCGCTGGCAGAGTATCAGCGGGCACAGGCTACGATGCCCTCGGATGAGTTCGCGATGTTCTGGCGCGGGCGAGTGGCGCAGTTACGGACGCTGATCTATGATTGCTTCGATGAGGATATTCACAAAGTCAAGTCGTTCCCCATCCCGATGCACTGGCCACGCGTCGTCGGCATCGACCCGATGGGAGAGCGCATTGCCGCCGTGTGGCTGGCCTTCGATCCCGACAAGGTGCAACTCCACGCCTATAGAGAATACTACGAGCCGTTCGGCGAGACGACGCCAGGACACGTCCGCGCCATTCTGCAATTGTCCCAGAGCGAGCGCGTCGCCGCCTGGGTGGGCGGCGGCCCGTCCGAGCGCCAGGCGCGGGCCGACTGGCAGGGAGCCGGCATCCCGCTCATGGAACCTCCTTTTGGTGATGTGTGGATTGGCATTAGTCGCGTCTACGAACTATTCAAGGACGTGGCCTTAGTCATGCACGACAATTGCGAGCACCTGTTGGACGAACTAGGCTCATACCAGCGGCAGCGGGACAAGGCGGGTAACATGACAGATAAGATCAAAGACAAAGAGCGATTCCATGCACTCGATGCGCTGAGATATATTTGCGCCTGGCTGACGGAACCGAGGGAAGAAGCCGGCCTGGTCTACATGCCGACGCGCATCGGGCCGGACTGGTGAGGAGTGACTATGCCGACATTTAGAGAACGATTCGCCGACCTGGTGCTGGGCGACGAGAAGCGCCGCCTGCAGGAGCACGCTGCCACGTTGATGCACGCATACCGGGAGGGCCCCTACCTCCTGCCGCCCGAGCAACTGCTCGGCCAGTTGGAGGAGATAGACTCGGCCATTCTCTATGATGCAGTGCAGCGGCTGACCTGGGAGCGGATGGGCGCGGGCTACGGCGGCGACGAGGAGCAGGAGCGCGCCCGTGCCATAGACGAGAGTCGGCGGCTGTGGAGGTACGACGTGTTGGCGCAGTGGGCGATCCAGCTCTGGACCGACTACGGCTTCGGCGAGAACATCTCGATCAAGCCGCTGGACGAGGAGGCGGAGGAGGCGTGGCTGGAGTTCTGGCAGGCCGACCGTAACCAGCCGGTGCTGGCCGCCGACGAACTGCACCACCTGTCTGACACGCTCAAGGTGGACGGCGAGACAGTGGCGGTATTCTACACCAGCACGTTCGACGGCGAGACGACCGTCAGGACGATCGACACGAAAGAGATCGTAGAGATCGTGACCGACCCGGAGGATGCCAGCGTCGCGCTGTGGTACAAGCGCACCTGGACGGATCAAAAGAGTGTTTCCTATACCTGGTACTATCCCGACTGGCAGGCGGCGCTGGGCCAAGATAGCACAGATGACTCCGCGTTGCCGCGTGATATCATCACCCTCGACGATTCCATGCTGCCGCGCGACGCCGTCCGCGCCGACGAGCAGAATGAGAAAACGACAGTCTGCATCCTCCACATCGCAGACAACCGCAAAGGCGGCCTGCGTGGCTGGCCGCTGAGCACCGCCGCCGCGCCGTGGAGCCGTACGCACAAGCAGTTTCGCGAGAACCGAGCCACCATCTCAGCGGCGATAGCGATGTTCGTTCAGAAGTTGAAACTCAAGGGCGGCACGCGGGCCAAAGATAATGTCAAAGCTACACTAGAAAGCGCCTTTGCCACGGATAGTACATCAGAGACCAACCCGCCGCCGGTGGCCGGCACGTTCCTAGAGAACGAGGCCGCCAGGCTGGAGCGCCTGTCGATGGGCACCGGCGCAGGTGACGCCAAGTCGGACGGCGAGGCGCTGGCCTGGCAGGCGCTGTTGGGGTTCGGGCTGTTCCCGCACTATGCTGGCATGGGTGACGCCTACCGGCTGGCGACGGCCACGTCAATGGAAAAGCCCTTGCTGATGCAGTGGTCACGCTATCAACTGTTCTGGTCGGCACAATTCCGCAAGATGGTACGCATCGTGCTGACGATGAAGGAGCGGTACGACGGCATGTCGTTCGAGACCTACGAGGCGGAGGTCAGCACCGACCGGCTGGTGGAGGTCGACCTGGTGGCGGTATCAAACGCCGTCACGGGCCTGTTCCGCGAGACGCTATTCCCGGCCGTGGAGGCCGACCTGATACCGTCTGAGACGGCGCAGCGCATCGTGGCCGTGATTTGGCGCATCGCGTTGCAGGCACTGGGTGTGGTGGACGCCGACGAGGTGGCGAGCGACGAGGCATTCGGCGTGGGGGAGGAGGAGGTAGAAGAGGCCATCTCTGATGCTGTACGTGTGACACGAGAGAACCTGGCAATTCGCGCGATAACGGCGGAGCAGGCGGCGGAGTTCGCGCTGGGGATGCTGTTGGATAGGGGGCAGGATGAAGAAGGAAACTCTCGATAAACTGCGCCAGTATGTCGATCTGGCGGCTAGCCAGGCGTCTGTTCACATTCCCCACAATTGGTATAATCCCAGTCACGGGGCAGCACGAGAGCAAGCATGGCGGGAGTTTGTCGAGGCTGCCCTGGTGGACTGGTATGAATTGGAGGAGTTACAAGACACAATGATTGCTCTACGCCATGCTGCTGCCGACTTGGAGGCCCTGTGAGCGCAGGCAGCGTCAATTACCGGCGAGGCATAAGGGCGGCCCTTAGAGGTTATTGGGTAGGGGCTTGGGACTATAATCAATTCACTGACGGAATGGTCACGATCATTCACACTGGCATCACGACCGCCTGGTACGAAGGCGCAGCAGCCTGTGGTATCAGCCCCGCTGACCTATCGCCAGAGGAAAAGACCGCACTGCGCCAGGCGATATTCCACGAGACAAACTACATCACGCGGCTGGCGCAGGTCGTAGAAGCGGGCAGTAAGGCGAACGGCGGCAAGCTGGGGCCGCTGATGGCGCGGGCCGGGGCATGGATAGCCAGATACCATGATACAGTCAACCGCGCCAAGGTCATGGCCTGCGCTGACCAGAAACTTCGCTGGACGCTCCACGGCGCGCACGTTACAAAAGACCCATGCTCTTCCTGCATTCGGCTAGACGGCAAGGTTAAGCGAGCGAGTTATTGGAAGCGTGTGGGCGTACAGCCACAGAACCCGCCGAACCCGTATCTTGAGTGCAACGGGTGGCTGTGCGGGTGTAGTTTTGAGGTGACCGACGAACCGCTGAGCAAGGGGCGGCTGCCACGGCTGCCGTGAGGGAGAACGAATGATTACGACTAGCATACCGTGCAAGCCACGCTACGACTATCCCGCGCCCATTGCGGCCTGGCAGTCGGTCATCGAGCGGCTGCGCAGCGTGGCGGGCGGCGATGGATACAAGGTCATCCACCTCGTGGTCGTGGTAGACGGCGACGGCAGGCCGACGCACTGGCTGGAGCCGCGAGTGACCAGGGTGGAGCCGAAAGGCAGGGCCGAGGGGGCGCTGGCAGTGTTGCTGGATGAACTGGCGGAAGCATAGGAGGGCAAATGAACATTGACGGGGTTAAGATGTCAAAGCTTAAGCAAAGGGTTGCGGAGGCATCAACAAAAGTGCGAATGATCGAATTGCCAACAGGCAATCGCGAGATCAGATTGACGATGCGGGGCATCCAGGTGGGCAGCATTGTGATGCTCGAGGCAGTATTGGGCTGGATTGACGAGATAGAAAGGGAGGGCGATGAACATCGACGAGATGCAAGCAGACCGCGCGATGGATGCGCTGGTGGCGGAGAAGGTGATGGGATGGACAAGAGTAGATAGTAGGTATGATGAAACTTGGGGCATTCCATCCCAAAAAACCGCTATGGTGAAAGTCCCTGCGTATTCTACTGACATTGCTGCTGCATGGGAGATCATTACTCAAATGGACGCTGCTGCCTTTCTCTTGGAGCGTTCACTTACAGCCGATGCTCCTTGGTGTGCTAGATTTGGATGTCATGAAGATGGAAGGCTGATTGGAACAATGACACGAGGTACGGCTTCTACACCATCGCTTGCAATCTGTCGCGCGGCGCTAAAACTCATAGAAGCTATGGAGGGCAAAGATGACACGCACAATTTCACTCCTGACTGACTTCGGTTACCCCGACTCAACCTACTCGCTGAACATCATAGCAGAAGAGCAGCTCGGTATGCTCCACCGCGCTGGCTACGAGCCGCGCGGTGTCGTGGACGAGGGCTTTGAGCCGCAGCGCAACTGGAAGTACGCCGAACTGCGCTACCTGCCGCACGAGACGAAGGCCAATAATGAGAAGTTTCACGACGGCTGGCAGAAGACCGTGCGGACGCTGCGCACCTCGTTTGAGGAAGTGCTGGAAGGCGTGGACGTAGTCATCACCCACGACCTCATCTACCAGGCTTCGATGCTGTGGCACAACATGGCGGCGCGGAGGTATGCACGAGACCATTCCAATGTGCGCTGGCTGCATTGGGTACACTCGGCCACGCCCAGCCCGGTATGGGTGCAGCGAGACCCGCGCTTGGAGTCGGTGCAGAGCCACTTCCCCCACAGCCTCACTGTGTACCCGAACTCGTTCGACGTGCCGCGCGTGGCGGCCAACTTCCGCTGCGAGGTCGACCAGGTGGCCGTCGTGCCGCACCCGACCGACGTCTGCGGCTACCTCGGCTTCCAAGACGCCACGCGGCGATTGGTGCAGGAGAAGCGGCTGCTGGAGGCCGACGCCATCCTGGTGTACCCGATCCGGCTCGACCGCGGGAAGCAGGTCGAGTACGTCCTGCGCACGGCAGCAGGACTGAAGAGCGTCGGGCGCAGCGTGCGTGCCGTCGTCGTGGACTTCCACTCGACCGGCGGCGACAAAGTCGTGTACCGCGACTGGCTCAAGACGCTGGCGGTCGACCTCGACCTCAACAGCATTGAGGTCACGTTCACCTCGGAGTTCGACGAGAGCCTGAGTCTCAACGCGCCGCGTGAGATGGTACGCGACTTGATGCTGCTGTGCAACGTCTACGTCCATCCGTCCGTGAGTGAGACTTACAGCCTGGTGACGCAGGAGGCGGGGCTGTGCGGCGCGTTCTTGGTGCTGAACCGGGACTTTCCCTCGATGCGGTCCGTGTACGGCCCCGACGCGGCCTACTACCAGTTCAGCAGCGGCATCAACGCGCTGACCGGGATGGACGGGGAGACCACCACGAATTATGATAACATAGACGATTACTTCCGTTCTATCGCGCTGCGGGTAGCATACGAGCTAGACCACAACGTCGTGCTGGCGCAGCAGAAGCGGATACGGCAGGAGCGCAATCCAGACTATGTTTTCAAAAGATATATCGAGCCGCTGTTCAGCGATTGGGAGAGCTGATGAGTTTTACATTTAGTGATATGAGAAGGAGAGTACGGAGCCATTCGCCTTGCGATCTTGAGTATCTGCTGAAGAAGCCATCATGTTGGGTATATGGTACACTGTTCATATTTCCTGATATTGATAGCGGCAGTTGTAATGTGGCATTCGGAGACTTGACAATTTCCGTGACTGCTATTGAACTGGCAGAACTTTGTGCAATTGCACGAGACCGCACAGACCGAGAGAGTTAATGAAAAGTAGAACTCAGGATTTGATGGATTACATTGGCCTCGGGGAAAAGAAGCCCTGGTATCGACATGGCTGCTTCTTTTATTGGTGGACGTTAATACGGCTAATTAAATTCATCATAAACAGGCCGCTCTGCTTCTTTGGAATTCATCGAGTCCATGATGGGCTGTTCCATACTTGTATAGATAGCGATGGAGACAGAGACAGTTTTAAGTGTTATCACTGCCGCTTTTGCAATGAACCAGCGGACAGGGAATGGCATGATCAAAAGATAGATTGAGGAGGGCTAGAGAATGAACACGGAAACACAGACGACCGTCACGGCGGGCTATCCAGAGGCAGGGCCGTTTGAAACCGAAAGTGAGGCTATGCTAGTTTTTATGCCGTCTCTTGAGCAGATGGTTCTCAGCGTAGAGCGCCGGGACGACGGATGGTATAGAACGTATGTCGTGAGTTCAACTACCTCAATCATAATAGCGGGCTATCCAGAAGTCGGGCCGTTTGAGAGCGAGGCAGCCGCGTGTGCGGCGGCGCTGAAACCGCGAGACGAGCCCTTTGCGGCAGGCGCGACGATTCTGAGCGTAAGGCATCGCGCCGATGGATGGTACAAGATATATGCCATTAGCACTACCAGTACAGTATATCCATATATATTGGACACAACTAGGGGAAAGCTTAAAATCAGGTGTTTGTTTAGACTACCATTTTACATCTTCGGATGCTACCGGCTCCGCAACTTAGGCAGTTCCTATAAAAGAGGTATTCAGATTATCTTATTCGGTTATGTCTTCAATCTTGAATGGTAGGGATACCTTGGGAGAGATGGCAGGAGCCAAGGAGGGCTAGAGAATGAGTATATTTAACATAGTGACCATCGTATGCCTCATCGGTATGCTGATCATGGCAGTGATAACTCTAGTTGAGCGAAGGAGAAGGAGACGGCGGCGCCTAAATTCAGCATCATCTCGATCTAAGAGGGCTAGAGCGAACACGAAGATGCGAACAGAGACGGCAAGCTGGCCGGGGCCGTTCACGGAGGCGGAGGCCAGGGAGTACGCGGCCTCCCTGGATGACCGGTTCACGAAGGTGCTGGCAATAATCCAGGAGGACGATGGCTGGTACGTCATATTTATCCGTGGCTCCACCAGTTCGCTCCGAGAGTCATTTTACGTTGAGGAGGGCTAGAGAATGAAACGCTATCTATTGTTCACGGGATACTATCACGTAGACGAGGGCTGGGATAAAACTTTCCGTGGTGACTTCGACACGATTGAAGAGGCTAGGAATGCCATCGATGAACCGCTTCCACAGAGGCACGATTGGTTTGATATAGTAGACACCGATACTAGGAAAGTAATTGAACGCGGCAGTATATTTCAGCGGCAGGAGACTGAGAGGGCTAGAGAATGAATACATCTGATATTGCTGAGTACCGTCCGAAACTAGCAGAACGCGACCATGTCATAGCGCAGGCTGCAGCATTTATAGTGCGCTGGGGAAGCATAGACGGCGATCACCATAAGCAGTGGGTGCTCGACCAGGTGCTCCGCATTCTCATGGGCACGGCATACGGAGAATTCATTGCGCTGATTGCTAACTGGTCAGAAGGAATACCGCCTTAGGGAGGGCTAGAGATGAGTTACACTTTGACACCTGAGCAACAAATCAGTATGTGGATTACAAATGTACGCCGCAAACTGGAGGACGGCGATACAGAGGTAGCACTGGCGCTGACTTTTCTCGATGCGCTTGAAAGCGACTGGGGAAAATATCAACGCGGCGAACTAAAGCCGATGACTATTCATACAGGTTACAATGTTTGATTCAGCAGGAGGCAAGATGCCTAAATTCAGCATCATCATACCGACCTGGGAGCGCGTCAGCGACGGCAAGCTGGAGCGTTGCCTGGAGAGCATACAGACGCAGACGTATCACGACTATGAATGTATCGTGGTAGATGACGGCTCGAAGGAAGACGTAGCAGAACTGGTATCTTTTCAATTTGACGACCGCTTCCGCTGTATCCGCATCCCGCATCAGGGCCGCGTCATCGCCCGCAATACTGGTTTTGCGGCGGCGCGAGGGGAATACTTCGCCTGGGCAGATTCAGACGATGCTTACGATCCGATGTACCTCGCTACCTTTGACTATCACATCCAGCAGGAGCCGGAAGCGCGTTTATTTGTTTGCGGCGCTGTAGTGCACGGGGTAGTCAAGGATGAGAAGGGTAAGCACCTCGTACCGGTGTGGACGAAGTTACGTCATGCCTGGGAGCCGCCGCTTGACCCCGACAGCGACGCCGTGCACGCGCACTTCTTCTCAGGCAAGGTCAGCAGCGGCGAGTTCGTCTATCATCGTGAGTGCTACGAGAAGGTGGGGCCGTTCCCGCCGTGGATTAACCCGATGCAGATTGCAGATGGGATAGACGATTGGCTTGGGTATGAGACGGGATATTCGGCCAAGTCGAAGGAAGAAGGCGGTCGTTGGGTTGGAAATCCTCATGGTGAAGACTACACGTACTATCGCAAGTTGACGATGTACTATCGCGTGCATATCATCAAGGCGGCGCTATATATTCATTACATAAGATGAGGAGGGCAAGATGAGTGACGAAGCGACTGTATTACACGACTGCTATAATTGTCCTTTGTTTGACGTTGACCTGGAAGACTGCAAGTTGAACTATAATGTCCAATTTAAGCTGATAGATGGCAATGGCTATCACGTATCTAACGATTGCCGACTGCTAGAGATAAGGACGAGGGACGAGGTGATCATTCCAGCGGCGCTCAACCTAAGCCGCGATTGCGACCACGAGTTTTTCAAATGTCAAGTCCCTGCCAGCGATTCGTGCGTGGCGATTTACCACCAGGTTTGCAGGAAATGCCGTTGGGACAAGAGAAAAGGTATCATTATGCCGCCGGATATTTGGCGGGACTGGGCCGTGCCGCAACTGGAGAAACTCGATTTCAAATGGGATACAACGAAAGCGGGCTCTACCAGGTCATTAGATTGGCGAGAATGGGCTACGCCACCGACAGGGCCAAGCACTACCACAGCTGGAGAAGCTTGACGCATTGTGAAAACCTGTCCCTTCTGCAACAAGGAGTTCGAGAAGTTCAATCCCTTCGGCCACACCGCCGCTATCCTGCGCCAGGTCGAGATCATCGGCGGTGGCGGGAGGCCCGACGCGCTGTGCCCCGGCTGCGGCTCGCTGGACAGGGAGCGGCTAATCTACCTGTACCTGCAAGAAGAAACTGATTTGCTGACGGCGATGTGGGCTAATGTACTTCACGTCGCGCCCGCGCCGAGACTAGCACGGGTTATCGAGGCGAACAGATGGATACATCACATCAGCGCCGCGCTGGAGCCGGGCAAAGCAGATGTGCAGATGGACTTAACCAACAATCAATACCCCGACGACTTTTTCCACGTCATTCTCTGCGTGCACATCTTGGAGCACATAGAGGACGACAAAAAGGCGATGGCCGAACTGTACCGCGTGCTGAGGCCGGGCGGCTGGGCGCTGCTGCAAGTGCCGGTATCGCGTGTCTTGGAGGAGACGCTGGAAGACCCGGAAGCGCGCACGCCAGAGCAGCG